TGGAACGACGACCAAATCTCTGACTCTCTGTACGAAGGCATCCGTATGGCACAGGACATCTGTTTCTGTCGGGACTGGTCTGTTTTCGTCCCCGTTGTAAATCAGGAGGATCCTTTCGGTCGCCCGAAGAAGAAATTGGGAAATGTAGCTTCGACTTATGGAATGTCAGAGGCAGAGTTGCAGTCTCTTCTGTCTAATGTACCTGTCTACACACCTCTTTCGGCACCTGCACCAGCTCCTCATTTTTACCAGCAGAAGGTGACTTCTCAACCTCCTGCAACTGATCAAGCCAACGAGTGGTTTTCTATTCCAGATCTTTCAGAAGAATACCCAACTACGTCGAACTATGACCCAGACGAGGATTAATCATGTCCGTTAAAATTCTCCCTTACAAAACCGGAAGCAAGAGTGTCAAAGCTCTCTGTGAAGCCCTGGACGTCAAAGCTCTTCGTCTTGTAGATTCGAAGTGGAAGATCAAGGAGGACTCCGTCGTAATCAACTGGGGTTCTTCTGAGTTTCATTCTTTGCATAACATCACGGCACCGGAAGGAGTGTCTGTCAAAATTCTCAACAGTCCACTCAAAGTGAGAGAAGCAGTCGACAAGCTCAAATTCTTTCAACTCATGAAGGAGTTTACTGTCAGCCCGGAGATCGAAGACACTCTCGTTCCTGAGTTCTGGACTGACAAGGAGTACATTCCGGCAGGAGCTTATCCAATCGTCTGTCGTACGGTCCTCAACGGCCACTCAGGCGCTGGTATCGTCATCGCTGACACTCCTGACGATCTCGTCGATGCTCCTCTCTATGTACGATACATGAAGAAGAAGAAAGAATTTCGTATCCACGTCGGCAAGACTTCTGACGGCACATTCGTAGTCATCTCAGAACAACAGAAGGTAGCGAAAAGTGGAACAGAACCAACAGACTGGCGCATCCGAAGCCATGACAACGGTTTCGTTTTCCAGCGCCAAGGAATTGATGTACCACTACGTGTACGGAGAGCTGCTATGCGAGCTTTGGAGGCGACGGGCCTCGACTTTGGTGCAGTCGATTGTATCCTTACAACAGGAGGGAAAGCCTCTGTGCTGGAAATCAATACCGCTCCCGGATTAGAGGGTCAGACTGTTGACGACTACTCCAACTTCTTTAAGGAATATATCTGATGCAATGCTACATCTGCGGACACGTCCTGTCCGGTGAACAAGTCTCGTACAACAACGAACACAAGGACTGGGACCCTTGTCCGACCTGTCTGATCGCAATCGCGGAGGTTTTCTCCGACCCTCTCGACGAAGAACAGGTCACCTATGTCCTTGAAAAGGAAGGCATTCTTGAAAAAGATGAGCAGCCTGACCTGATTTTAGTTGACAAGTCCGATTAAATATGCTATAATACTCGTACAAGGTGAGAGAGGACTTGATTGAATGACTAAGACTACTCATCTACCTTGTCCCCGCTGTCCCTCTCGTGATGCCTACAGTATCCAGAGCAACGGCTGGGGCAAATGTTTCTCATGTGGGTGTAATATCCCACCAGATAAGGCCGACGATATGAGTCTGGCAGCCCCAGAAGTGACAACTGATAAACCTTTTACTTCTATGACGTCTGTCTTCCGTCCTTTCCCTGAACGTGGTTTTGTATCCGAGACGGTGAAGCGATACGGCATCGACGTAGGAAGTGACGGAGCTAAGTACCTTGCGAAGTACCCAATCTTCGACATCGAAGGCAACCACGTCGGTAACAAAATCCGTGGACCCAACAAACAGTTCTTGTACGAAGGCTCCATCAAGGGGGCAGGTCTCTTCGGTCGTCACGCCTTCCCGCCAGGCGGGAAGTATATCACTGTCGTAGAAGGTCAGGACGACGCAGCAGCGGCCTATCAGATGATGGGCAGCAAGTGGCCGGTAGTCTCTGTCCACAGCTCTTCTACTGCTGTACAAGACGTCAAACGTGACTTCGAGTACCTAAACTCCTTCGACAACATCGTCTTCTGTTTCGACAACGACGAAGCCGGTAAGAAGGCTATGAAGGATGTCTGCAATGTCGGATTCGAGATCGGTAAGATCAAGACTCTCTCACTTCGTAAGTACAACGATCCCAACGATTACCTTCGTAACAAGGAAGGTGAAGGGTTTGTACGGGAGTGGTGGCAGGCTCCTACGTTTAAGCCGGACGGTCTCAAGATGGGTCGTGACATGGCCGATGAGATTCTCAATCGTCCTAACCATTTCAGCGTACCCTACCCATGGCAAGGACTGAACAAGATGACGTACGGGATGCGGCTGTCAGAGGCTGTCCTCCTCATGGCTGACACCGGTGTAGGTAAGACATCCGTACTCAAGGAGATTGAGTATTGTCTCCTGATGAACCCTGACATCATCAAGGAAGGATACGGCGTAGGCTTCCTACACCTAGAGGAACCTAATCATGACACCGCTCTTGGCCTTCTTTCTATTCATGACAGCAAGCCTTATCATCTCCCTGATACGCCTTTCACACCCGAAGACATTATCAGAGCGCATGGAGAAGTTCTTGACCATAACCGGGCTATCTTCTACGATCATTTTGGTAGTAACGACATTGACGAAATTCTCAACAAGATTCGTCACATGGTCGCCCTCGGTTGTAAGTACATCGTCATCGACCATCTGTCCATAATCGTCTCAGATCAAAACGGTGACGAGAGGAAACAGCTCGACGAGATCAGTACGAAACTCAAGACTATGACGATGGAGTTGAACATTGCTGTACTATGCGTCATTCACACAAACAGGACTGGACAGGCGCGTGGTTCGGCGGGCCCAGAGAAAGTGGCCAACATCCATATGTCTCTTTATCGCGATAAGAAAGCTAAAGAGATGTGGCGTCGTAACATTACAGTTGTCACCATTGAGAAGAACAGGTTTTGTGGCCGTACGGGACCATGCCTATGGCTTGAGTACAACCCGGAGACTACCCGTCTTACGGAGTTGACACAGGAACTGATAGACATCTACGAAGAGGGAGGAACTGCCCATGAAAGTGACCAGCCCTGGGCTTAAGTATCTGACAGCCGACCTGTCGAAACTGTGGTCTATCGACATCGAAGGCGATCTCATACCAAGCACGGTCATCTGGTGCCTCTGTGCAGTCAAGCTTGATACAAAGGAAGAGGTACGTCTTCGTACTTCGAAAAGCATAAGGGAGTGGATCGATGCCCGTAAGAAAGAAGGATGTCGATTCGTTGGCCACAACATTATTGGATATGACGCCCCAACTCTTAATCGTCTCCTGGGCACCTCTCTCACTATTGCTGACTTGGTTGACACCATGGTCATGTCGATGGTGTATAGTCCTTCCATTCCTGACGGCCATGGTCTGGGTGCTTGGGGTCTTAGGATTAAACATCCGAAGGGAGATCACTCTGACTTCTCGAAGTGGTCTCAAGAGCAGGAAGACTACTGCCTGAACGACGCCATCCTCTGTATGAAAGTGTACATGGCTTTGCTGCATCGGTGTATCAAGGCAGGGTTGACAGACACAGGTCTTGAGATTGAACATCGGTCGTGGCAACTAATACAACAGCAGCAGAAGAATGGCTTCGCCTTTAACTATCCAGAAGCGATGTCGTTGTACTCCAAAGTTAGAGGAATAGAAAATGACATCGCTGGAAGAGTCCACGAAATCTGGCCCCCCGAACTTACATTCATTAGAAAATATGCAAAAGCATATAAAAAGAATGGAGGCCATACAAAAGACTATCTCCGACATATCGAGCAGTATCCTCAAGTCACAATCTCCAACGACAGAGGATATAACGTCTTTGATTACGTGTCTTTCAATATTGGAAGCCCAGATCAAAGATTGGAAAAGTTACTTGCTCTCGGTTGGGTCAACGGAAAAGACGAAGTTACTAAGACTGGGCGACCTCAACCAGTTGTCAAGGGAAAGTTGGCACCTTCACTCGAACGGTTCGTCAGCGCCATAGACAACCCTGGAGTAAAGCTTATCGCGGAGTGGTTGGATTACAACGCCCGTGGTAACATGATTAACACTTGGATGGAGGCATACAACCATGACACCGGATGTATTCATGGAAGTCTATGGTTGGCCAACACTCTTCGTTATAAGCATTCTGCCCCTAACACTGCTAATATACCTGCCGTACGGATTAAGAAAGTCGACGGCAAAGAGGTTGTCCGGTATGGCGAAGACGGCGTATTTACTTATGAGTCCCGTGATCTATGGATCACTCGCGATAGGTTACGTCGTCGTCTGGTGGGTGTTGATGCTAAAGGCATCCAACTACGTGTTCTCGCTAATTATCTAAACAACAAGGAGTTCACTGATGCAGTCCTCGGAGGCGACCCTCACAGTTACAACCAAGAGGTTGGAGGTTTTGCAACAAGAGCTGTCGCGAAAACTTTTCTCTATGCCTACCTCTTAGGAGCAGGAGATGCCAAGGTCGGCCAGATCATCGGTGGTTCAACGAGTGCAGGTAAAGAAGTAAAGTCAAGGTTCCAGAATAACTTTCCGGGATTGAATGAACTTCTTACTTCGCTCCAGAAACAAATCGACAGAACAGGACGTATCAAACTTTGTGATGGAACTCCTGTCATTGTTGACCGTCCTCATACAAAGCTCGGATATCTTCTTCAAGGTGACGAAAGTCGCATCATGAAACAAGCTATGATCCTCATACACAAAGAGATTCGTAGACAAAATCTTGATGCCCTTCTTGTAGGAAATATCCATGACGAGTTTCAATGGGATGTCTTAACTGAACACGTCGAAACTCTTATTGAAATTTTCCACCAATGCTTCAAGAAAGCAGGAGAGTTCTTTGAATACAGAATCCCTATCGAGTGCTCAGTCAGTGTCGGACTCACATGGTCTCAAACACATTAGTCGAAGTCATTATAACCATACTCCTCGACGATGTGAGTTGTGTGAAGACCTTTACACACCTACCGGTACTAGGAGTAAGTATTGTTCAGACGAATGTCAAGAAACTGCAAGACAGTCTTGGTATCTTAAAAGACTCTACAAGATTACACCTGAAATACATCAGCAAATGAAAGAAGAGCAAAATAATCAATGCAAAATTTGTGGTTCTGAAGGTTTTACTATGGCAGATCATCACGTAATGAAGCTCGTAGTAGATCATGATCACGACACTGGTAAAATAAGGGGGCTTCTTTGTCATAACTGTAACAGGGCGCTAGGTCTTTTTAAAGAGTCTATTCACACAATGGAGGCAGCGATGAAATACCTTATCGATTCTGGTACGGCGAAGATATGAGCAAAACTTCCGACCTATCGATCTGGACGTAATCTTGAAAGAAAATAACTTGAAATAAATCTCTCATCTGCGTACGATTTTACTTGACAAAGTGCGCGTTTTATGGTATAATCATTGTATAGAGTAAGACGTTTTATTCTATTTGAAAGGATACTTTTTGATGCCAACTACTACGATTCACACCTTCCGTGGCAAGACTAGCTTTGCTAAAATCCTCCCTGACCAGCTCTCTCTGAACTACAGCAAAGATGGCAAGGAGTGGAAGGTTGATCTGGAGATCGATGAAGCTACTGTGAAGGAAACCAAGAAGCTGAAGATCGCCGACAAGATTCGTCGTGGCGAGCCGTACGAGAAGGATGGTGTTGAAAAACCTGCCTACCTCGATGGCCGACCTTATCTGACTTTCCGTCAAGCTGAACTCCGTCGTGACGGAAGCCCTAACAATCCCATCGAGATCAAGGATATCCTCGGCAAGCCTTGGGATTATACAAAGGAGATTGGCAACGGCAGCGTAGTCGATCTTAAGTTCGCCGTCGTAGACAACGGTCCCGGCAAGAAGAAGGGCATCTACCCACGAGCCATCCGTGTCCTCGAACTGGTTGAGTTCAAGCGTCAGACCTTTACTGACATCGACGAAAGCGATCCGTACTACCAGGCTGCCCTAAAGGCACAGGAAGACTTGAAGGCGGCTCCCTCCGAACGGAGTGAGGTAGCGGCTCCCGAGAAGACTGAGACTACCTTCGAACAGGACTTCGGTCTTGACGAACTGGATGACGATATCGAAGACATCGTATAAGAGGTACTAACCCAAGGGTTAGCAGGTAGCAGTGCATCTGTACAGACAGGGAAGACTGTTCTGTTGTACTGAAGAGGAGGGACTGGTCCCTAACCGGTCGACCTGCGTAGGCTCCGCGAGAGGTGAAAGCCCTCTATTTGAAAGGACTTGTATGGAACGATTTAATCTGAGCTTTCGTCGTAAGGGTTACTTCTATATGGAAGGCGAAGTCTCCGTAGACCTTGAAACAGAAGGCCCGGCTTTGCTAAAAGACGTCATCGACAAGGCTCATACAAAAGAGTTTACTCGTTTCATTCCCAAAAATGTACAATACTTCGATGACGAATGGGTATTTGGTAAAGCAGGGTCGGGTTCGAACCCTCCTTCTCCTACAGAAGTAAAGGAAAAAGCTGTTGACGAAGTCGCTTGAGACGCTACCATCAGACATATACTCTCTCTTCGACCCACATAACCACGTCGTAGCAAACGAAGACCATCTTGAAACTCTCTGTACGAACCTTAAAGAAACTCTCCGGTCTCGGCTTGCAAAACAAGAAGATCGAAGTGAAAATCTTAGGTTCTCCTCTCTTGGTCAACCAGACAGGAAACTTTGGCTTGCCTCACGGCAAACTCAAGGTGAAGAAATGGATGGCAAACTTCTCTTCAAGTTCCTCTACGGACATGTCATTGAAGAACTTATCCTCTACCTTGCTAAAGAAAGTGGCCACGAAGTCTCCGACGAGCAAAGAGAAGTCGAAGTTCTAGGAGTCAAAGGACATATCGATGCCATCATCGACGGTGTAGTCATCGACGTAAAGAGCGCCTCTCCTTTCGGATACAAGAAGTTCAAAGAGGGTTCTGTTGTCGAAGACGACCCTTTCGGATACATCCAACAAATCTCAGGATACTCCAATGTTCTCACTCCAGATCAAGGTCCAGCCTTCATCGCATTTGATAAGGTTGCTGGCGACATCTGTGTTTCTCCTGTCTCTGTATCGATTGCCTCGTGCCATAAACCAGAAGACAGAATATCACATCTCAAAGAAGTTCTAGCTTCTGATGAGATGCCAAGTCAATGCTATCCTTTCGTACCAGAAGGTAAGAGTGGTAACATGAAGTTGGCTACAGGTTGCTCTTATTGTGCATACAAGTTCAATTGTTTCCCTGAAGTCCAGGGTTACGCTTATTCTACTGGTCCTGTTTACCTAACCAAGGTAGTTCGGGAACCAAATGTCTACAGGTTCCTGTGATGAAAGTCTTAGTAGCCTGTGAGTTCTCAGGAGTAGTGAGAGATGCCTTCTTGGCTAAAGGACATGACGCTTTTTCTTGTGATCTTCTTCCTGACTTGGCTGGCTCTGACCGGCATTTTCAGTGTGATGTTAGAAAGAAACTTGTTCACCCTTATGTTTGGGATTTGATAATTGCTCATCCTCCCTGCACCCATCTGGCAGTCTCCGGGGCTAGGTGGTTTAAAGACAAAGAAGCAGAGCAGCTTGAAGCCCTTGACTTTGTCAAGTTGTTCTTTGATCTTGATTATCCTCGCGTGTGTATAGAAAATCCTATCTCTATCATTTCTTCTCGATTCCGCAAACCTGACCAGATAATTCAACCTTGGCAGTTTGGGCATGGAGAAACTAAAGCAACTTGTCTTTGGTTAAAAGGTTTGCCACTTCTCGTACCAACTAATGTCGTCGAAGGAAGAGAACAGAGAGTGTGGAAAATGCCACCTTCACCTGATAGGTGGAAAGAACGTTCTAAGACTTACCAAGGAATCGCCAAAGCTATGGCAGAACAATGGGATAGTTGAATAGTGAGCATATCCTCCCATCTTCGTACAAATAGAAAAATCCATCCTCTTGTTTGCTTAGAGTGCGAGACAGAATTCAAAGGGTATCGCCCTACTGATAAATACTGTACGGCATCTTGTAGATGGAAACATAAAGATCGTAAACCAGAACGCAATCAATATAAAAAAGATAGCCATAAGAAATGGCGTGAAGCTAATGCCGATTATAGACGCACTTACGATTTGATGCGTACTTATGGTCTTACTCCTCAACAGTACGAAGACATTCTTGCTTCTCAAGGAGGAGGATGTGCAATCTGTGGTAAGACTGCTGAAGAAGAGGGTCGAAATTTAGCTGTAGATCATGACCATAAGACGGGTGAGATTTATGGAATACTTTGTGGAATGTGTAACAAAATCCTTGTTGGACATATCAGAGTCCCTTCCGCATTCGCCCGAGCCGCTGAGTATCTTACAGAAGGTACAGGACTTTTTGTACCGGACATTATGAAAAAAGGTTCTCCGCGCAAAAGAAAGAAGAAGGTTGTTAAAACTAACACTCGCGGCATTGATGTGTCTTAAGAATGTAGTATACTCTGAAGCTAGAGGAGAGTCAATTGAAGGTCAACAAGCTGTCGCTCACGTCGTCACTAACCGATCTACAAGAGAAGGTAGGGATGTATGCAGAGTGGCCAAGTCATCTCAATTCACCAGAAAGAAGCCTCGTCGCAGTTTTAGATTCTCTTATGACGACACTGACCCTTCTGGTGGAGCAACATACTTCAGAAACTATCCCGGTCGCTGGGGCAACCTCTTGTTTGTAAAACAAATCGGCCATCATTACTTCTACAAAGAAAGGGCCGCTGATGGCCGAACTTAAGGGTCTTAACCCCGCACCTAAAATTCTCGCCTTGGATATCGAGACTAAACCTGCAGTTGTTTACGCATGGAAACTGTTTGACGTCAACGTCGCAGTCAACCAGATTGTAGAGGTCTCTCGCATCATCTGTGTAGCCGCCACTTGGGTTGGAGAAGACAAGGCATACTTCTTTGCTGACTGGCTGCCTGGTGGTCGTACGGCAATGCTCAAGGGTATCTACAACATGATGGCTGAAGCCGACGCCGTCATCACGTACAACGGAGACAAGTTCGATCTTACCAAACTGAGAGGAGAGTTTCTCCTTGAAGGTTTCTCTCCTCTACCTCCTCTGACTTCAATCGATTTGTACAAGACTGTGAAGAAGCTAGGCTTCCAGAGCGGCAAGCTTGAATTCATCGGGCCGTTTCTTGGTCTTGGTGACAAAGTCAAACACGAAGGCTTCTCTCTCTGGACGAAGGTTATGGAGGGTGACGAAGCTGCCCAAGAGAGGATGCAGAACTACTGCATCGGTGACGTCATCCTAACAGTAAAGCTATATCTCTTGATCAGACCTTACATCACAAACCATCCCCATATGGGAGAAGAAGCCCGAGCTTGCGGTGCCTGTGGTTCCAACAAAGTACAGTCACGCGGCTATCGCCGTACAAAGGCATTCAAAATCCAGCGTCTTCAATGCACTTCATGTGGTTCTTGGCAAGACGGCAAACGTAGTAAAGTATAAGGTGTAATGAGTATCATGAACGAAGAGCAACTGTCGGAAGGTATCAAGCAGGCGCTTGCAGACAGGTATGAAGGGTGGGAGTTAGCCGAGCTTCTTTCACTCTCTGTACGAGACATCATCTATTATTTCGAGGAAGACATCCTCGATAAACTCGACGACATCAAAGAGGATTTGAGAATTGAAGATTCTAATGACGAAGAACGAGAGTTCTAATGAAATGGCTTTTGTTGACCCCTCCAAGTTCTATTTCTGGCTTGGTTCAGATCAAGAGGTTTACTACCATGCAGACGGAACGGACACGCCAATCAGAAGCACAGAAGTATTTGGCGGAAGTGGGTATGTTTCTGGAGAAGGTGAAGAGTAATGGCGTACAAGGCGAAGCCATCAGGACCAGGTCCGCGCCCTCGTATTACTACGAAGGAAATCCTCCAGCCCCTACCAGCACCAGTGAGAGAGACCCATACGGAACTGATCCCAAGTCAGGCGGTGCAAAACTTGACGCAGGAAAGCCCTCTATTTGGCGAGGAGCCGTTGACTACTTCCCCGGAGCAATCAGGGCAGTTGCTGCTGTTTCAACTTTTGGAGCAACTAAATATTCCTGGAAGGGATGGTCCACTGTACCCGAAGGATTTGAACGCTATAGTGATGCGTTGGTTCGCCACCTTATCTCCGAGTCAGAGGAAGGTCCTTGGGATAATGATTCGGGAATCCTTCACGCAGCTCACGCAGCCTGGAATAGTTTAGCACGACTGGAGTTCCTCCTTCGTGAAAAGAGTTTGTCAGCTACTGGAGAGAAGTGATGCACGACCATGAAGCGGAACGCTGGTGTGAAACCTGTGGTAAGACTATCGAGCTAGACGAGTATGCCGAAACAGGAGGAGATTGTTTCTCTTGTGACCAGTGGTGGAGAGATCATGACCCCGATAGTCTAAAAGACGGAGAATACTGATGGAACAAACTCCTTCCTGCATCTCTGTGTACGACGGAGAATACTTTGATTTTCTTGATCCTGATAGTTCGGTATATACTGTTGCTACCATTGCTCATGCTCTTTCTAATCTATGTCGTTATACAGGACATGTTAATCGCTTCTACTCTGTGGCCGAGCATTCTGTCCTGGTTAGTCTTTCAGTGCCGAAGAAGTTTGCTCTCGAAGGTCTCTTCCATGACGCCGCCGAAGCTTTTCTTGGGGACGTTTCCTCACCTCTGAAGAAACTGCTGCCTGAATATCGGGCCCTAGAAGATGCAGCCATGGCTAGCATTGCTCGTCGCTTCAACCTCAGCCCGTGGAAGTTGCACTCCCTTGAAGTTCATCAGGCAGATAAGAGGATGTACCATGCAGAACGACAGCAAATCGCTCCCGGCAAAGATGATCTGTGGCACACTAACCTACGTGCTGTTCGTAGTGTTAAGCCTGTGGGATTCTCTCCGACCGTGGCTGAGACTCTCTTCCTTGAGAGATACAAAGAGTTGACAGAAGGCCGTACAAATGACCGGAATGAACAAGTACGAGAACAAGGATCGTCGCAGAGTGAGGCGGCTATGGCGGGGACGTGATCCTCGTTTTCCTAAACTAAGCAAAGAGCAGCAGGCATACCGTATGACTTTGGAGAATGATTTTGACGAATGAAAATAAGAACGAACCTTTTCCTACAGTTTTCGAAGAATTTATATTCAAGTCGCGTTATGCCAAGTGGATCGAGAAAGACAACCGTCGTGAGAACTGGGGCGAAACAGTTACTCGATTGATGGATTACTACAGTCATCAAATTGGTGGTATGGATGGGGGAGATTATTACCAACTCCATGACGCCATCTACAACCTCGAAGTGATGCCATCAATGCGCGCCCTTATGACAGCCGGTCCTGCGATGGATCGTTGTCATGTCCCTGCCTACAACTGTGCCTATATGCCGGTTGATTCCCCTCGTAGCTTTGACGAATGCGTGTACATCCTGATGTGCGGCACCGGCGTCGGCTACTCAGTAGAGAAGAAATATATCCATGGACTCCCTCCCGTTGCAGAAACCTTCGAGGAAACCTCTAGCGTCATACACGTTGCAGATTCAAAGGAAGGTTGGGCACGATCCTTCCGAGAACTCATCGCCCTTTTGTATGCAGGTCAACTTCCCAAATGGGATGTCAGTCGAGTACGAGGTGCAGGCGAAAGACTTAGGACCTTTGGTGGGCGTGCTAGCGGACCCGGACCTCTGGTTGACCTTTTTGAATTCACTATTCGCCTCTTTCGTGGTGCAGCCGGACGGCAGCTTAGTTCACTAGAATGTCACGACTTGATGTGCAAGATCGCCGACGTAGTAGTCGTAGGTGGTGTACGTCGTAGTGCGATGATCTCGCTGTCTGATCCAGACGACGAACGTCTCCGTACGGCAAAGTCAGGAGCCTGGTGGGTCGATGCAGGACATCGTGCCCTTGCTAATAACTCTGCAGTCTATACCACTAAGCAACCAGACGTCGGCTTCTTCATGAAAGAATGGAAAGCTCTTTATGACAGTAAATCAGGAGAGCGAGGTTTTTTCTCTCGACACGCTTGTAAAGCAATTGCTAAGCGAAATGGTCGGCGAGACGTTGGTTATGAATTCGGAACTAACCCTTGCTCAGAGATCATTCTCCGACCATATCAGTTCTGTAACCTTACAGAAGTTGTCGTCCGACCTACAGACACGCACGGAACTCTTGCAGAAAAAGTTAGAGTGGCTACGATACTTGGCACAATCCAAAGTACATTTACA